CTCTTCCTAAGGGAGACGAGACAGTACGCAGGGCGTTCTTACCTCGTGACCCTGACCATGTAATTATATCTTCTGACTTAGACCAAGTTGAGTTCCGTATGTTTGCATCTCTATCTCAAGATCCAAACCTCATCTCTCTATTTCATAAAGCAGATGCAACTGGCTCTGATCCCTTTACTGAAATTGGTCGTCAGGTTTATCAAGAACCAGATATGCAAAGATCAGATAAGCGTCGTAACCTCATCAAGGGTGTTGTCTACGGACGACTCTACGGAGCAGGAGTTGCTAAGCAAGCTTTGACTGCTGGTGTGTCAGAGCCTCAGATGCGTTCTGTGTCTGACTCTTTTGATGCTAACTATCCAGGAATGATGCAGTTCCAAAAGCAGATTGAAAATATTGGAATGACTAGACTTCGTCAAGAAGGTCAAGGTTATGTGAAGACTTGGACTGGTCGCCGTATTCCTTGCGATGAAGAGCGTGTTTATACTCTTGTTAACTACCTTATCCAAGGAGGGGCTGCAGAAGTATTTAAGAGTAGCCTTGTTAGATTAGATCAAGCAGACTTAACCGAGCATCTTATTGTTCCAGTGCACGATGAAATTGTTTTACAAGCACCAAAAGATCAAGTTGAAGAGTTCAAGAGAACTGTTCAAGAATGTATGACTACTACCGAAGGTTGGGCTGTTCCGCTAACTGCAGGTATTGATGGTCCTATGGATAATTGGGGGGAAAAGTACGCATGACAAAATACGTTTTATCAGTGGATCCCGGTAAGGCAACTGGAGTTGTTTTTATGTCTTGGAACGGGTCTGACCCAGTCCCTAATGTAATTATCTCTAAAGAGGTGCAACCAGAAGAGTTTGCTATGGTTATTGAAACAATATTAAATACTCAGAAGCAAGAAGGTAATTTCACAGTTGTATGTGAGCGTTTTACTATTAACGCTCAGACAGTCCGCAACTCTCAGGCTCCTTATAGCCTTGAGCAGATAGGGGTACTTAAGCACCTCTGTCGTATCAATATGTATGACCCTGAAAAGATTGTTTTTCAGTCTCCAGCCGATGCCAAAAACATGTTCCCCAACCCAACCCTCAAAAAGCTTGGGACTTGGCATGTAGGCGGGGAAGGACACGCAAATGATGCGATGCGACACGCCTTACTAAGATTGGTTAAAACTGGCTGGGTTCCTAGAACTCTGTTAGACTAAGATACTATTCAAAAACTTTTAGTTTGCAGTATCTTCAATAGTATGTTTTACTTGATGTAGAGACGCTAAGGAGTAGGTGGAGAATGGCAGTAACAGTAGACATAAATCCAGAGAAGAACAACATCCTCATAACTGCTGACTGGCGCTTTAAAGAGCTCTGTAAGAGCCTTCCAGGGGCTTCCTGGAGCCCTAAGGAGCAGGTCTGGAGTGTTCCACTCAGCTGGACAACTTGCCTCGCTCTACGCTCAACATTCAAGGAAGATCTCTTTGTTGGACCTGCTCTAACAGAGTGGGCAACGAATGAACTTAATAATAGAGTTGCCCCTGCCAATGCTCTTCGAGAGCTTGAGACCTATGAGGGTGATGAAGATCTTTTCCCTCATCAAAGGGCTGGCGTAGCATTTCTTAGCACCGCAAAGCGTGCTCTCCTAGCAGATGAGCCCGGCCTTGGTAAAACTGCTCAGGCTATTCGTGCTCTTAAAAAACTTCAGGATAATGGCGAAGATGTCTTCCCTGCACTCATTGTTTGCCCCAATACTCTTAAGAAGAACTGGGCCAGAGAGTTTGAAAAATGGTGGCCCGGCGTTAAAACTCAAGTTATTAAGGGTTCTGCAGCTCAACGCAAAAAACAGTTTGCTAACGAAGAAGCAGAAGTATTTATTATTAACTGGGAATCACTTCGTTCACACTCACGGCTGGCTGGCTACGGCTCTATTGCTTTAGTTAAGTGCGTTGATATGGGCGGACAAGATCCAAGTGTTACAGAGACCCGTTGTGAGGTTCACCCTCGTGAACTTAATAAAATTGATTTTAAAGCTGTAGTAGCCGATGAAATCCACCGATCCAAAGAACCAAAGTCTAAACAGACTCGTGCTCTATGGGCTGCAACTGGTGATGCTCCTATCCGCTTTGCACTTACTGGTACTCCAATTGCTAAAGATGTTGTTGACCTGTGGTCAATCCTTCACTGGCTTTCTCCTATCGATTGGCCGTCAAAGACAAAATGGATTGATCGAATGATTGACATTATGCTCAACGCTTTTGGTGGAATGATGGTTATTGGCGTTAAGCCACATATGGAAGATGAATTCCATAAGAGCGTAAATCCTGTAATGCGTCGTATGCTTAAGAAGGTAGTGCTTCCTTGGCTTCCACCTGTTATGAATGAGCGTCGTGATATTGAGATGTCAACTAAGCAAAAGAAGGCTTACGATCAGATGCGTGACACAATGATTGCTGAGCTTGAAAATGGTGATGCAGTTACTGCCCCAAGTATTCTGACTCAGACAACACGACTACTTCAGTTTGCTAGTTCTTATGCAACTATGGAAGTTGACGAGTCAACTGGGGAGATAAAGACCCTTCTTGCTGGGCCATCTTGTAAGGTGGATTCACTTATGGATGATATTAAGAATGGCGACTTTGGCGATGACTCTGTTGCAGTTTGCGCCGTATCTCGCCAGTTAATTGATCTCCTTAGCGCAGAACTTACTAAGGCTGGAATTAAGCATGGTTTGATTACTGGTGCTCAAAACGAAGATGAGCGTCAGAGAGCGGTAGATGATTTCCAAGCAGGAAACATTAAATGGGTTCTCTTTACTGCTCAAGCAGGTGGTGTAGGTATCACGTTGACCGCTGCTCGCCGTCTTGTTATGCTACAGCGACCTTGGTCACTAGTTGATCATCGTCAGGCTCTAGACCGTGTGCACCGTATTGGTAGCGAAATCCACGACTCTATCTTGATTATGGATTATGTAACAGAGGGAACAATTGAAGAAAGAGTTTTACAAGTACTAGAAACAAAGTCAGATAACTTCGAACAGATTGTTCGAGACAAGGATCAACTGATGAAGTTGCTCAAGGATGATAAGGCAGGTGTTCTATGAGTGGTGTAATAAGACTATCTAACTCTGAACTACAAACATTTAAGGATTGCCGTCGTAAGTGGTGGCTTGCTTATTATCGCCGTCTACAGCCAAAGTTTCGTGATAAAACTGGTGCTCTAGCTTTTGGTAGCCGTATCCACGCAGCGCTAGATGATCATTATGCAAATGGAACTCCACTACTTGAAGCACACTCAAACCTTGTGTTAGTAGATAAAGAAGTTCTTCTTGCTAGCTTTATGGATGTATCTAATCTTGAAGCAGAAGCAGAGCTGGGTCGCATCATGCTTGAAGGCTATGAACAGTGGGTGTCAGAAGAGGGAATTGATGCAGAGCTCGAGATGATCTCAACAGAAGAGACAATCATTGCTCCATTATTTAATGGCGAAGTTGAACTACAGGGAAAGCTTGACATGCGTGTTCGTCGTAAAGTTGACGGAGTTCGTATGTTCCGTGACTTTAAAACTGTTGGTGGCTCTTTAGGAGACTTTGGAAACCTTGCTCATATGAATGAGCAGGTTATGACATACATGCTTCTTGAGGCTACAAAGGCTGATGAAGAGCATCGCTCAGATGGTGGACTATTTACGCTTCTTAAAAAAGTAAAGCGCACAGCAACTGCTCGCCCACCTTTCTATGATCAAGTAGAAGTTCATCACAATGTATTTACAATGCGTTCTTTCTGGAATAGAATCCACGGAACAATCACTGATCTTATGAATGTTCGTAGAGCTTTAGATACAGGTTCTGATCATTCATTTGTTGCGTATCCAACACCAACTCGTGATTGCAAATGGAAGTGCCAATTTTTCGCTATATGCCCAATGTTCGATGACGGAAGCGCCGCTGAACAAGCACTTAGCGATTCGTATGAGGAAGCAGATCCTTATGCGTATTATGAAACCGACAAAAAAGGAAGTGAGTGACGTATGAGCGATATTCAACGTTCTCTTACAGTTATGGTGTATGGAGAGAGTAAGGTTGGTAAATCCAGTTTTGCTGTCACAGCGCCTTATCCACGCCTAATGCTCGATGTTGAGGGCGGACACCGCTTCCTCCCTATCATCGTTAAGTATTGGGATCCTCTTCGTGAGGAGCCACCAGTAGCTGATGGAACTTGGGATACATGTGTTGTCACAGTTCGTGACTATGACACTGTTCTTAAGACATACCAGTGGCTACAACTAGGTAAGCATCAATTTAAGAGTCTTATCATTGACTCTGTATCTGAACTTCAAGTTAAGTGCTTGGAGAACATTGCAGGTGTTAATCAGATGACACAACAACAATGGGGAGAACTTCTTCGCCATATGGGTGGACTCTTGCGTGATCTGCGTGACCTAACAATGCATGCAACAAATCCATTAGAAGCAGTAGTTCTAACTGCAATGGCTCGTCTTGATAAGGATGGTCGTTATCGTCCATACCTACAAGGTCAGCTTGCAATTCAAGCTCCTTACTTCTACGACATTCTGGGTGCGATTACCGTTGAAGAACGTCACAATCCAGATCCAACACAACTGCCTTACAAGGTTCGCCGTATGTATGTTGAGAGGACAAATCAACATGAAGCTGGTGAGCGAGTACAGGGACGCCTTGGAAAAGTGGTTGAGCAAGAAAACCTCTCTATCGAAAGAATGTTAGACATTGTTTTCGGTCAGAGACAAGCAGCAGCGGCGGCCGCAGCAGCTGAAACAACAACAGAGAAAGAAGGATAATAGGTGAGTACCAAAAATTGGTCTGACTTAATTAAGGATGCTGGTGAAACTGGCAGTTACGAACCACTACCTGATGGTGATTTTGATCTATTGGTAGTAGAAGCAACTGCAACAACATCACAATCTGGTAAGACAATGTTCAAGCTAAAGGCGCAGGTTGAGGGTGGACCTTACAACAAGCGTCTTGTATGGGATAACTTGGTTGTAACACCAGACAGTCCTGCAGCACTTGGTATGTTGTTTAAAAAGTTTCACGCAATGGGTATTGGTCGTAACTACTTCGATACAAACCCAACTAACGCACAAATTGAGGCGACTTTAACTGGTCGCAGATTCCGTGCACAGATTGGTAGCCGTTTGTATAACGGTGCTAAGAAGAACGAAATCCGAAACTACTTTCCAAGTGCAGCAACTATTGCAGCAATGCAAGGTGAAACTGCAGCTCCTGCTCAGGCAGCAGCACCAGCACCAGCATCTCCACCTCCTGCAGCAGCACCCGCTCCTGCTCCCGCACCAGTAGCAGCAGCTCCTGCTCCAGCAGCAGCACCGCAAGCACCGTTCTAATAACGTTTGTTAGGGGCTGCTCGAGACAGGGCAGCCTCCTAACAACTAACAAGGAGAAAAATGAAAGTACTAGTCACAGGATTTACAGCATCTCAGTGTTCTGAGAATGTAAATAATCGCCTGTCTACTTTTACTGGATTGTTTAAAAATGCTTTGGATGAACTTCAATATGATGTTACTTGGGAAAAACCACAGCTCAGTATGAGCAAAGAATATTTAGATCAATATGATTTGATAGTAGTTGGTCTTGCTTCGCCTCATAGCATGGCAGCTAATTATGTATATGGAGGTCTCTGGGTAGCCAGCCAAGCAAAAGAACTCGGGAAACTTAGACTTCTTATTGATGCACCAGATCCATACTGGATATGGTCTGGAATTAGAGACTGTAATGATAATCCAGAAAAGCTTTTTAAGTCTTTCTATGGACGTAGAGATAATTATTTAGAGGCTCAGGATAGTAAGTACGCCGAGTCAATATATCATTTTCTTCAACATCTTTACACGGAACAGTGGGGTAAGGTTATTGTTCCAAGTATGCCGTGGTTTTCTAGAGAGATTGTTTCCAACTCAATAAAAAACATTAAAACTGAAGATGTGATTGGTATCTGCTATGACAGAGAGCTTATTGATACCTCTGTAGATCGTATTGAGCCTTCACTAGGTAATTATTGGTGTGCTGATGCACCTAAAAGTGATTGGACTAAGAGGGTCACAAAAAGTCTTGTCTCAGAGGTAGTCCCCATAAGAGTTAAAACTTACGATAAGAACAGCGAAATTCTAAGTCGCATAGAGAACTCTATGGGAACTTTGATTAGTACATACAAAAACAACGACCCTTGGTGGTCTATAGCAATATCTCAATCGATTGCGGTTGGTGTTCCTGTAGTTACTGATTGGCGTCATACATCTTGGGTAGGAGCAGAATGGGCGTTTTTACCTTCAACAGTGGAAGAGATGAGCCCGAGTCAGCGGCTTATCGTGGCACAAAATCAGAAAGATTTTTACAGAGATGCAACTCCCTCACGGGAGGAATCTTTGCAAAAAACAGTAGGAGCACTGGACAACCAGAGCTTGCTGTTAGTAATCTAGGCACATCTGTCAGAAAGGACATTAAGATGCCAGAAGTAGATATGAACTGGGTTAAACAACAACTCACAGACAACAAGACTAAAAGGGTGGTTGGCGATTCCGTCATTAAGCTCCTTAATACTTGGATTGAGATTAAGAACACGGATCCAGATCCAACTAAAGATCAAGCAAATCTGAGTCAGATAGTTGAGCTCTTTAGCAAGATTGCTTTAGGTCATGCCATTGTAAAAGAGAACAAAAACGAAAACTGGACTCCAGCTCAAGCGGGAGATCTTGTAGTCGCGGATGAGGTTCGTGTTAAGTGGAATGCCTTTGATGGTGAAAAAGGTAAGATCCATAACGGGCGTCGTGGCAAGATTGTTAGCATTCGCTATGGTGACATCATTGTCAAGACAACGGATGGCAAAGAACCAGTGCTGGAAGGATTTCACTACACACCTCAGCAGCTTGAAAAGCGAGTTCCGTAATGAACTCTGCCACTTTTAAGTTTAAAGTTGAGGGAAGTGATTATCAAAATCTACAAGATAAGGTTAAAAAAGAGTTAGCTGGGTTTATTGAGATTGATCTTGAAGATCTTAGTAAGTACGTTAACTACGAGCTAGACATAAGTGCTATTGAAAAAACGGCTAGTACATACTCATACTCTGCTTTAGTGACTGCGAGGTTAAAGAATGTCTGAAGAATTAAATAGCTCCATTCCTTCTGCAAATGAATACTCTAAGCAGACAAGCGACACTCCACATCGGGTAGAGGCTTTACGCGAGGCTGCTCGAATCACGACTCAGGATAGGAATACCAGCTACGGTGGCCCAGAGGAAAACTTTGCAAGAACTGCAAAGATCTGGTCTGTCATTCTTGGCCAAGATATAACAAACGAGCAGGTTGCAATGATGATGGTTGGCCTTAAGATGGCACGGTTTGCTCACGGGTCAGGCTTCCAACCAGATACTTGGATTGATATTGCAGGATATGCTGGCTGTGGCTATGAGGTCGGAAAGATTGCTTCCGAGCAATAAGAGTAGACTAGAGCCATATACAGCTACTTGAAGGTAGGAATAAATGGCCGCAGAGCATTTTATAAGCCCTATGCCAGTGTGCGAGTCATGCTGGCTAGAGAACCACACTAAGTGGGAGCCTGAAAGTGTGGACGAAAAAGGTAAGATTCTTATGCGTCTTAAAGGGGTAGATGTCCCTGAAAAAGTAAACAATGGAAATGTTGAAGTCTGCGTTATGTGTGGTGGAGTAACTATTGCAGGGATATTTGACTTCAAGATGAGTAGTGAAGCTTATTACTTAGATGGATCATATGAAGAAAGTTTTGAAGTTCCATTAGAAAGAACAGAAGAAGAATAGTTTAAAGGAGATAGAGATTAAAGACGAAAGACACGGCCAGCATCTCTGGTCTGAGTGGGGTGGAAATGGCTACAACGAACAACTCTCATACTCTACTGTTTACTACACTTTTGATCATATCGATTTAGAAAATGATTTAGTACGCAGAGCTCTTGCCTCAGCTCTACAAAGAGACGGTATTGCAGTCTCCTTAGGCGATGGATTTAATATGATAGATAAAGCAACTCCAGCGCATGGGTGGTCTGGACTAATAGATGAAGAGCTAGAGTTTACTGTCTGCGATGATTCGGGAGAGACAGAGTATGGAGATGTTGTAGGGGTAGCACTCGCAACTACATGGGTAGAAATATAGTGAATACTCTATAGTCTATAGTCGAGCGGTTTTATACTCTATAGTCTAATATAGTCTATATGTGGAAACCAGCTGACAACCTAGAGTGGCAACGAGACGGTCTGTGCGCCGATCCTAAGAATAAAGAATCAGTTGACTGGTTCTTCTCCAAAGAACCTGCAGAAAAATACTCAGCTAAGAACATGTGCTTTGAGTGCCCTGTGCGCTCACAGTGTCTCCAGTGGGCTCTAGAGCACCGTCAGATCTGGGGCATCTGGGGTGGTAAAGATGAGGTTGACATTCGTAGAACACTCTCTGTATCTTATAACGGTGAAGAGACAAGACGACGCAGATTTCCTAACTGCCCGTACTGCACAGCTCGCCCATCTAAACTCGAGACATCTATAGAAGAGCTACCTAATGGCGGTCGTTGGACCACGGCAAAGGTAGTTACCTGTACTGAATGTAACTTCTCGTGGAGAAGCCGTACTAGCGCAAATGCAGTTGAAGCCTATAAACTAGAACGTACAGAGAAAACCGACAAGACTAAAAAAGGGAAAAAATGACAAAAAACTATAAGGATCCAAACTTCTTCACTAACGCAGAGGTATTTGATGGGAATGTAAAAAAGCATTTTCAATGGATTACTGCCTTAAAAACAATGAAGACAAAAGCTTATTGGAATATCCCCAATACAGTTGAGTTCTGTGCTTTTACAACAAAAGCCTTAATCATCATTCCAGGACTGCTTTTTGGTATCTCTATATGGTGGCTTTATATCTTTGCACTAATCACAAGTATCCTGCTGATCTGGTCAGCGACTATTAAAACTCTTCCAACTTTGATTTGGTTTAATATTTTATGGAGTGTTCTTGCAGTAACGTTTCTTGTAAAACACTTTATTTAAGCTCGTCTAAAAACATAGACACGTTTACCTCAAATGGATAATTATCCTGCACAGAGTTTTTTGTTTCCATTACAAAGTATTCGTAATGATCTTTTGCATATTCATACTTATTAGCATCTAATAGCTCGTCTAGAGCTTGTTTTTCGGTCATCAACCCTAGACCTGCAAGGCTCCACTTCCACAAGGTGTCTGTGTTCCAGTAATCTGCAAAATACATAGTAGAAGGTATTTTGCTCTTAGATTTTTCAATATAGTCTTGAACAACAGGGGTAGTTATTTTTTCATTCTTAATATGACGCCAAAACTCTGAGTCCTCCCTACCACCTTGATAGTGCAATACAGTGAAATCTTTATAATATTCATACATCTCTACAGTTTTCTTATTGTAGTTTCTTATTGATGCAGGGTTTAAAGTTGTCTCGATATCTTTAGTCAGATACTCGCTACAAAAAGTATATAGTTGAAGTACAGTTCCATGAATAGAAGTTGCCTCTAAAGGTTCTAAAAATGAACCAGCAAGTCCTATAGTAAGAACGTTTCCCTTCCAGAACTCTTTAACTCTACCTGAATCATACTGAATAAACTTTATCGGCTCTATCTCATGTCCTACTAATTTTTCTGCTTCAAGCTTTGCATCTTCATCCGAGATAAATTGACTATTGTATGCATAGCCATTACCTCTACGGTATCTAGTAGGAGTTCTCCAGATCCACCCTGATGACATAGCGTAGGCTTGAGTCACTGGCTTTATCTTCTCGTCTTCAGCATAAGGTGTTAAGAATGGCATAGCCCTATCTACTAGCAAACAATCTTTATAGCTTACCCATCCCATATCAAGTTTTTTAGAAATAACTTTTGCAAAACCAGAAGAGTCTATAAAGAAGTCACCGTAAATAGTTTGCCCGTTGTCTAAAACTATATTCTCTACTAACCCTTTAGAATTTATATAAGAATCCATAATAATTGCATCTATGCTAGTAGTTTTCGTGCTATTTAATAAATATTTTTTTATATATTTTCCAACTTTTAAGCCATCAAATTGAAATCCATAAGCTCCATTTGGTACCTTATTTAGATCATAACATTGACCTATTGTGCTAGATAGATATGCTTTTTTAATCCCAAACTCACTAACTGCGTAATTAAACAAATAATCGGGAGTCTGTTTCCAAGTTTCAGATCCTTCAATAGGTGCCCAGTAACTACCTTTATCTTTTGCCCAGTTGATATGCTCTAAAGCATACTTAGGTATTCCACCTACTTCTTTCATAAAATGCTGGAAATCAAAAGGCTCTGAGAATCCATTTACTGTTCCATCATTAGTAAACATTACACCTGACAGTAGGTCATACAGTAAACCGCTAGTAGCTTCGCCAGCACCTATAATTCCAATTTTTTCTGACTCAACAACAGTTATTTCATGCCTGTTAGGGTTAGCTTTATGTAATGCAAATGCAGCCAGCCAGCCAGCCGTGCCGCCTCCAGCAATAACAATTTTCATTTACGCCTTCCCTAAAGATAGATTTATATAATAAATTTAAGTATATAAAGTATTAATGATTATGTATATGTCTTCTTGCTCCACTGAAAGTTTTTATAAAAACCACTAACGATACTTCTAGACTTTTTAGAATATATTCTAGCTTCAATAAATAACTCTTCGCTCATTTCTGAATTCCACTCGTCTCTTTTAAAGGGAATAACTTGAAATAGCGGAGTTCCTTTTTTTATTATCCCGTAAAAATCTTTTTTAAGAAAAAATGGAATTGATCCGTCAGATATAGGATATTTATCTGCGTCTACTACAGCGCTTAAAGTAGTAAAAGGAAGATCTAGTCTATTTAAAGGATGGGTAATCAATAAACTATAACCTTTTGGTGTCTGCATTGCGTAAGGACTTTTCCATATAAAATGTATATCTCTATACTCGGAAGGCATTGGGAATCCTTTAGTAAGTTCTGGATCTCTATTAGTTACTACTGGTGCTTCTTCTAACCCCCAAGTAATATTAATTTCGTCGTTTCGATCTGATTTCTCAATCTGTATGTCTTGCCACAACTCTACAGTGTATCCAGTTAAGAAACTATCAAGAAAAGGTGGACATGATTTAACAGTAGCGTTGCCTCCGTCTGATCTAATTTCTGGTTTTCCAGATCTAGACCAAAGAGGTACTTTCTTATACCACTCTGGTATATGAACGCGACTAGGGTTTGGTTTTTCTAACCAATCTAGCTGTGCACCAAATTTAATAGTTTTTTTACTCATACACATGTCCTCATAGTCGCTAGAAGTTACATCATATCTTTACAGAATTGTAAGTTCAGTTTTAATCTTTCATCTAACGGATCAATACTAGTTGCTGTCTCAGCATAAATCAAGGCATCACTATACATACTTAAGTTATAGCATGCTATAGCTGCATAATCATGCGGTGCTGCTCCCCAAGCTTCTGCTTCACAGAGATACTCGAGGGGTTTTTCTTTAATAGCAAGAGCCTCTCTTGCACAGTCGAGAGATTTAACCCAGTCGTTGCGTTCGTAATACATTTTTGCAAGATCTACCCAAGGTTCTCTTCTACCTGGAGCTTGTTCGATTGCTCTACGCAACCAGATCTCTGCTTCTGCTGGAACTGATTTAGCAATAAAACGCATAGATGCTGCACGCTCTGGTGCCCAGTGCGCTGTTGGAAGATCTAAATGACGTTTTAACTCTGCTGCAGCTTCAGCGTGGTGTCCGTAGAAATAAAGCTCACGTCCATAATAAAAAGCATTGCGATCATTGTAGGGATCTTCTTTTACTGAAAGAGCAAGAAGTGGTAGGTATTGAGAACGAGATTTAGATGGATCCGGGTGATGATGTGTTTCTAGACCTTCAATCCACTCTTGTTTCTCTTCCATACCGTAAACATAAAGACACTCGTGGACAGGATGACGCCAGCGATAGCCCTTACGAGCATGAATGTGATCATAACTGAATTCCAAACCAGGAGTGCCGTCTTCATTCCAAGACCAGATGTGCTTGTAGCGAGGACGAGTTACTCCACGTTCAAAAGCTGGTTCTAAGAGCTCTCTCCAATTAGGAGTAATCACTTCATCCATATCTAAAGAGATACACATATCAATATCAATAGGGAGTGCAGCTAAAGCAGCATTGCGTGAGTCATCAAATCTCCAAGGAGCAACTCTCACATCTACAACATTTATCCCAAGCTCTCGGGCACGCTCTATCGTTCCATCTGTAGAACCAGTATCAGCAATAAGAAGGTAGTCTGCATCTTTCGATGCTTCAAACCACTTATCGACAAACTGACGCTCATTAAGCGCAATCGTGTAGATAGCTACTTTCATTTTGTCTCCTAAGTAATACTGCTATTGTATATATTTTATAAAGCTATTCTTTCACACTTTCTCCCCATTTGCCTATAGGACAAAAAGCATTAGGTAGTTTGGTTTTAACAGCCATAAAGCATCCGCATTCAGCGCAAGTTTTCATAACAGGATTAAGAAGAGGGCATTTTTCACAAATAGAAAGTCTTTCTTTTTGAACTACTTCTGAAACTCTACCTATCTCTGAGTCTAATAGATCCCAAGGGCGTGCTCCTCTAGACCATTTTCTACCGTTAAGCATTGTATCCTCTACTCCTCCTCGAATACAGCTGCGTCGCTAACTAAAAGAACTCTTCTTGTACTTACATACCCGCCTTGGTTATCCAGTAAAGAGTCTGCTTCCTCTGAATTACTAGCAAGAACCTGTACATCCATTGTGATGTGATATGTATAAAGACGTGTCTTTACTTTTGCTGTTTGATCTGGTTTCGTATACTTACTCATTGTGTCTCCTTTTGTTATTTCCTAGTCTACCCTATTTTCCTAAACCACCGCTGATATCCTTTAAATATCTCTACAACTCTATCGCCATAAATGTTGCTAAAGGCATCAATTGCCATTTTTGGCTCTTTTCTAACCCCTAAACCAGCAGACCACTCGTAATCATCAAAGCCGATGATCCCTCCGACCTCTAAGCATTCATATGCAGCAATTGCATCTTTGAGGACACCGTAAGCGGTATGGTCACCGTCAACATATATAAAGTCAAACTTTTCAGTATTAGATCTAAAAAACTCATCGCTGGTGCCTTTAAACTTAACAATCTTTTTATCTTTTAATCCTTCTGCAACCTTTTCATCATACAAGGACTCCACAGTTTGCCAATTCATTTTATGATGAACAGGCTCGTCAGAACCCTCCCATGTGTCAATATCTACTAAAACAGAGTTTGAATTCTTAAGTAGGTTCTCATAAACCCAAAGTGAGGCATCCCCTGTATACGCCCCAACTTGTAGATACTTAGCTGGCTTACCGGGAACGTAGTTCTTTAAAAGAAATGTAGCAAAATTTGTCTGTCCATCATTCTTAAACCAGTTTACATAGTCTTCAGTCATTTTATCTCTTTTCGTTATATAGGGTCTATCCTGAAATTGTATACCTTTTTTGCCCCTTCATGGGCATGTAGATTATTTTTACATCTCCACCTTGAACGCTTAAAGTACTCGTATAATCATTGATCAGGCCAGTAGTATATAGAATCGACTGGGAATTGGCCAGTATCCATTTTTTTATCTGACTTGGATTCCAATCTGGGTGAGCTTGCTTAAGTAGGGCGCATATGCCAGCTACTTGAGGAGATGCCATAGATGTACCTGAGATTACTCCCTGTTTATATGAAGCATTCAGATAGTAAGTAGAGCCTCCATGTACGTTTGTATTGCTCATAGCACTCATAACGTTTTCTCCAGCTGCATAAACATCTACTCCGGGACCACAAACGCTAAAAGAACTTCTTGCCTCAGTTGTTGAATTAAAATCAAGCCCCATTGAGCCAACATCAAAACCGTCACCGCTGCCACAGTTTGGAGATGCTCCTCTGTGATAATAAACATTACCTACAGCATTGGCTGTTATATAGTTATCGTAATCTACTCCGCCAGAAATGTCAGACTTCATTCCAGTATTACCAGCTGCATTACATACAATAACTCCTGCTGCAATTAGTAAATCTATATCTGCATCCACAGAGGTAACTTTATATTCAAAGGCATAGGTATTTACAAAAAATAAACTTCCAGTATGCCCTTTACCTGTGTCTTTAGCACTTCCAGCCCAAGGGGTTGTTCTATAAGATCCACCAGTTATTGCGTAAAAAGATATTCCATCAAAAGTCATAGCATTTGCAGATGTATCCCAAAGAATTCTATATCCCCAGCTGTTATTAATAATAGTAGGTCTTCCATTGGTTTTTGCATTATGCCAACCAAGTATGCAGTCAAACGTATTAGCTGAGCTTATTCCACCGTTAGGGTCTGTTGCGCCTTGAAGTCCACTAAGTTTAATAGAGTATATGTCTGCATTTTTAGCCCAGCCAAATGTTTTACCAGCTATTGTTCCAGCAACGTGTGTTCCATGGCCATCGTAATCCGTGTAGTGAGCAGTAGGCATAGTTCCAGCTACACCGCTTGCTGTAAACCAATTTATCTCTTTAACTCTACTTACACCGTTAGCATCTTGAAACTCTGGATGATTTGCTTGAATACCACTATCAATAATAACTACATCTACACCAGTACCATCTAATACATAGTCATATGTTCCACCTGGATCTGCAGTACTTGTTCCAAAAACATTAGTCGCAGATGTATGACGAAGAAGACCCCAGTTCTGTTTTTCACCTACTTGAATACCTGTTTTATTAAAAGTTCCATCTTGAAAGGCAAACTTAACAGGTACAAGCTCTTCTAAATTTACTACATCTTGAACCCGAGGGTCCTCTTTTAGTTTCTGCGCTTCTTCTTCTGTAAGTAGATATTCGGTATTTCTAGGGTTTATTGCTCTTTCATTTGACACTTCTACAACTCTATTTGGAATAGTCTCGACAGTAGAGCCTTCAGTTATTAGGTCATCCCACACAGAATCTGTATCTTCAATGCCTTCAGTAGTTACAGTGTATTTTTTTAGTTCACTCATGGCTCCACTGGCTCCTCTGGTTCTTCAAACCACTTACAAGTTTCTTCATCAAGATACCAATTACCTACCGCTGGTTTTTCTGGAATAAAGGCATCTCGCCCCTCATCATAAGACATCTCAGCTCCAGCATAGTTTTTTCTAATATTTCCATTATACGAAGTTTTAATCCAAGTACCACCAAGATTATCAATTAGCCATTGATATCCCTCGTCGTTATTTGGATCATTATTATCTCCAACTAAAACACGAATGACTTTATTATTACTATCAATTTCTGCCCAATGCGCCATTAATCAACCGCCGATTTCAAATAACGAACAACTACAAGTCCTGAACCACCAGCAGCACCAGTTCCACCACCGCCACCGCCACCACCAGTGTTTGTTGTTCCAGAAACCTGAGTCCCACCGCCTCCACCTAGACCACCGCTTGCATTTGAAACAGCACCGCCGCTAGTGTTGTACGCAGGATATCCACCACCACCGCCAGCAATGTGACCAGATGATATAGCAGTAGACCAGTTAGGGACACCGCTCAATGATGCAGCAATTGCGTACAACCAAGTAGAGTAAGTATCTGTACCAATTCCGCCTGGACTTACTGGACCATCAACTGCTGATGCACCAGCACCGCCACCACCACCAGAACCAATACCACCACCCGTTGGGTTTGCTGCATTTCTATATCCACGACCACCATCACTACCTTGAGATGGGCTTGTTGTAAGGTAGTTTCCACCACCAGCAGAAGAAAACCCGCTTGTGTTACTTGATCCGCCACCACCACCCGAGCCGCCAAAACCACCAGCTTCTAAAGTTCCATTTGTTACGCCGCCACCCGAGCCAAAACCACCACCGTTTGAAGTAAAACCATCAAATGTTGAATCTATGCCAACTCCACCATTTGTAAAACTAGCTCCACCAGATCCTCCGCCACCAACAATTATATTTTTATTGCCTAATGCGGCAGCAACTGCAGTAGTACGCACTCCGCCAGCTCCACCAGCTCCACCAAAGAAACCTCCGCCACCACCGCCACCTGCAATAACTAATACATTTAAATTAATTGCTAGTCTAGTTATACCTAAAGTTCCGTTTGCAATAAAAGTTCGATAATAATAAGTAGCATCGGAAGCCAAAATTCCGCCAGTAAGGACAGGCTTTAAAATTAAACTACTAGATAAAATCCCAATGATAGGCATTTAAGCTATATCTCCGCTTGCGTACCAAAGATCCGTTCCCGCTTTGATCAATGTCATAGCAGAGTAGCGAGCTCTAGTTTTAGGGGTAGCAGCAACTGCAGCTGTTGATAAAACAGTTACACCACCAGCACCTTGCACGGTTACTTGTCCTACACCAATTTGAATAAGATTGATTAAACTTCCAATAGGGAATGCAACGCTTGAGTTTAAAGGAATTGTATATGTCTGAGCGCTTGCATTCAATGCGGTAACTAAATCATCACGATCTGATAAAACAAAAGGATATGTTGTTCCTGTTTGTGGGTTAACTGACTCGATACCGCCAGCACCAGTCGCGCCTGTAGCACCCGTTGGACCAGTACTTCCTGTAGGGCCAGTTGGTCCTGTAGGTCCAAGTACTGTTGATGTTGGACCAGTTGGTCCTGTAGGTCCTGTAGAACCTGACACATTTACCCAAGTGCTTCCATTGTTTACTTTAACTTGAGAGTTAGTGCTATCCCAAGTTAAAGCTCCAGTACTAGAAACTAAAGAAGATAGTTGTACTGCGGTTCTTGCATATAAACGTACTGGAGCATTATTTAAAATTTCTGTAGTTGGGCTTAAAGTAATAGTTGTTGGAGATGAAATCGTATAAGTTCCAACCAAACCTGCAGGAGCTGCAACTGTATTTGCTTCTATTGTTGTTACTTTAAGAGTTTCTGTTGTTGCGTTATAAGTAATTCCGCTGTTTGTTTTACCACCAAGTGATCCTGTAGGGCTTTCATATAGACCAACAAAAGATGTTGAATCTGTAGTTGTAGCAACATCAATAGATCCACCGCCAGCACCCGTAGGTCCTGTAGGTCCAGTAGGCCCGCCTGATGGTCCAGTTGGACCAGTTCCACCTGTAGGTCCTGTAACACTTGCACCTGTCGCACCAGTAGGACCAGTTACTGTACTTGCGGATCCTGTAGCTCCTGTCGCACCAGTGGCTCCTGTAACACTTGGACCTGTCGCACCAGTAGGACCAGTTGCGCCTATATCTCCTTGTGGACCACTTGCACCTGTTGGACCTGTTGGTCCACCAGATGGTCCTGTTGAGCCTGTTGCACCTGTTGCTCCAGCAGGACCTACAACAGTTGAAGCAGTACCTCTAGGTCCTGTTGGTCCAGTTGCTCCTTGTAAACCTGTTTGCCCAATTGGACCTGTTGGTCCTACTATAGTAAGTCCAGCTGGTCCTGTCGGACCTCCCGATGGACCTGTTGCACCTGTCGGACCTGTCGGACCTCCCGATGGACCTGTTGCACCTGTCGGACCTGATGCACCAGTCGGACCTGTTGGGCCATCAGAAGGTCCTGTAGGTCCAGGAACTAAGCTAGCTGGTCCAGTAGGTCCTGTAGATCCCGTTGGTCCAGCTACAAATGCTCCAGCATTAAACCACTCTTGATTTGTATCATTCCATACATATAAATTTGTAGATATTATATAAGCATCACCAACGTTACCTGTTGGACTATCCGCTACAAGAGCACCAAGAGTTTCATATTTACCTAATATTCTAACTCCAGATCCATCTGGTCCTGTTGGTCCTAAAGGACCTGTCGCACCAGTGGGACCAGCTGGTCCAGTTGGACCTACAGGAGCTGCAGTTCCTACAGTATTAAAATCTGATCCTGTGAAAACATTGATTGACTCATCATCACTATCAATCCATATATCTCCAACCTGAGGACTTCCTGGTTCTGTAGATTGATAAATAATATTTGATCTACCTGAAGATTCATATGCGATATGTGTTGAAAATGCACACTGAGCAGTTGTTGATCTAATATAGATAAAATCTCCAACATTTACAGCAAACCTAAAAGTTTCAAAAGACTGACCAATACCAATTACTAAATCACTTACAATGTATGCAAGACTATTAGGGTTACCACCAGCATTAAAGGGCTCTACATAAATTGTTACCTGAGCATCAACTGCACCTTTATTAGCTGTAATCACAGAAGCAACTCCTGCGACATCAGAAGTTGTCAAAAGAGTTAATGTATTAGCTAGAGGAGTATTAGTTCCTAAACGTTTTACTGGCATTATTGACCACCCTCTACTAAAGAAACTTTTCCTTCATAGCAGCAATGATCTGCTCCTTCAAGAGTTTCTACAGCTGTATTATACACACCCTCAAGAAAATCTTCACGGCCAGTGGCCCATACTACATCTGAAACTAGTACAGTCTTATTTTCAGAAATATTTTTAATGGTTAAGTTAAGCAAAGGAGTATTTTCACTCTCCTCTGCTTTCCACTCAAAATTGCCCACCGTTTCCATTATCATGCCATTGACGCAATGTTCTTGATGGTGATAACTCCAAGCATTCCAGTGTGAATTGAACATTGATAAGCGTATGCTCCAGTTACACTAGCTGGTATTTGCCAATATAGAGTCCCTGTTACTTTACCTTGTGCTGATGCTCCCGTAGAAACTGTTCCATCGGTAGCCACATGAATTAGGCCAGTGTCATAGGTTGATGCACCAGCTGCAGTCTTGATTAAGAAAGGATGTCCAGTTACGGCTAAGTTAAAGGCAATAGTAGTTCCTGAAATTGCATAAATAGTAGGGTTATTTCCAGTATATTGATTATTAAAAAGATACGCTGCAAATCCACTATTAGTTACAGATAATCTAGTAATCGCAGGATAGGCGATCTCATCTACTGTTAATCCAGCAGTGGCTCCATCTGTTAGTCCATTAAATGTTGCAGCACCTGTTGCACCTGTTGGTCCAGTAACTGTAGAGGGAGCACCCGTTGGACCCGTAGCTCCAGTTGCTCCTGTCGGACCTACAACAGTTGAGGTTGGTCCAGTAGCACCAGTTGCACCAGTTACGCTAGGTCCAGTAGGACCTGTACTTCCAGTAGCACCAGTAGCACCAGTAGCACCTCCACCTGGACCTGTAGGACCAGCAACTGTACTTGCAGCACCAGTTGCTCCCGTAGCTCCTGTTGCTCCTGTCGGACCTGTTACTGTACTTGCAGCACCAGTTGCTCCCGTTACGCTAGGTCCAGTTGCACCCGTTGCACCTGTCGGACCTGTAATACCTTGTGCACCTGTCGCACCAGTGGGACCTGCTGATGGTCCAGTTGGTCCTGTGGCTCCTGTAGATCCTGTAGCACCAGTAGGTCCACCTGATGGACCAGTAGGACCCGTAGATCCTGTTGCACCAGTTGGTCCACCTGCGGGTCCTGTTGGGCCAATACCTCCAGTTACGCCAACAGGTCCAGTTGGACCAGTAGGTCCACCCGATGGGCCTGTTGGACCTGTAGGACCTGTTGCTCCACTTCCGCCACCTGCACCCGAACCAACTGTTTCCCAGTCGGTTGAAGTTTTAACTTCTAATGCATCGGTTTCAGTATTAAATCTTACATATCCAGTTGAAACGTTTTGATTTCTATTTGCAGTTGAACCTATATCTAAATACAAAGTATTATCTACTCCACGAATAGTTTTGTTTGTTAGTACTTGAGAAATATTTTCTGGCAAACCTGCATCACTTTGAACAATGCCACTACAACTAAAAGACATAGTTGAAACTGTAGATTTTACATATAAAATATCCCCTTCATTTACAGCAAATCTGAATGTTTCAAAGGATTGACCTAGACCTACAGAAACGTTAAAAGCAATGTAAGCATATTGAGCAACAACTGTTGCATTAGCAGGAACGACCCAAATAGTTACTTTAGCTACAGGAGTAGCAGTTACTGCCTTACTTGCAGCTATAACAGATATTAAATGCGGGTCATCAAAAGTTTGCAGAGCTGTATCAGCGTTAGCTGCTGGATTTGCAACACCGAGGCGAATGATTGCCACTTCTGCCCCTTACGCCTGTGCTTCAGACCAAGATAGCTTAGCTGATGCGAGTGTTGAGTTACCTGTAAGTCTAGATACTGCAATTGTAAGGATATCAGGTCCGTCAGGGAAGATAGAGTCTCCACCAAGGATTGAGTTTGAAAGCTCGAACAGGGAGCTTACATCTACTACTGTTGTTTCCTCTACTCCACCTTGTCCACCTGATGCACGGAAGTTGTAAACCTGAACTCCACCAGAAACAGTGTCCTGAGCTGTATGCTCAATGGTCTGTGTAAGTGAAGGAGAATCTACTCCAGCAAAGCTGAGGTTGTTTAGACGAGAGTTAAGAAGAACCTTTACGTCTACCAACTGAGTAGTAGAGATACCGATTTCTTTCAAACGCAACTGCATGCGGTTAATAACATCACGATCACCAAGCTTACCTGTCAAACCAGAAGAAACCGATGGGCTCAAACGGATTGAGAGTAGAGGCTGGTAGTTAGGGCCAGATGTGTTGTTTAAAGATCCATCTGGATATAAGAAGTAGGTGTACTGAGTATTACCTCTACTTGTAAAGTTAATAACTTCACCAATAACAGCTCCTGGCTGAGCAACGCTAACTACTGTCTGTGACCCAGTTGCTGGGTATGTAAACACTGTATCGCTAGTTCTAGTGACTGTGACAGGACCGTTTGGAATGTTTGTGGCAGTCATACCGTAGATTCCTACATACATTCCTGTAGTTAACCCATGGTTTGTTGCTGTTGTTACAGTGACCGTTCCAGTTGTGCGCTCGACTGTAGCTCCAACAGTGATTGTTGAAGTAAGAGGAGTTAAGTGGATTAAGTTAGCTGAGTTAACAAAAGCTTTGTATCTAGTATTGTTAGTTAAATAAGCTAGTGAGTTAGACCCCACAATTTGAGTTGCTGGGTTTAATGCATTTACACCTGGAAGAGCATTTGATCCTAGTGATTGGAACTGTAAAATCTGTCCTGTAGAAAATCCGTGACTCTGAACAGTAAATAAGTCTGTTGCAAGATCAATTCCAGCAGATGAGAAAGACTTAGCAGTAGTTCCTGTTACGTTAAGTGTCTGGCTAGAACCAGTAAACAAGTAAGCGTTGTCATCATCAAAACGGCCATCCATCATTACCGAAGTACCCCAGTGGAATAGGGATGGAATGTATGTTGGGTTAACGTAAGTAACTACTTCATATCTACCTGGAAGGTTACCAGAACGTAAATATGACTCGAACAAATTGTTATTGTGAACATATTCGTGAACATACTGAACTTGACCGCCAGTAGTCTTAAACCCGAAACGAATCTTACCTGCTCCGTACCAAGAGTAGTCAATATAGACCATCTGAATACGACTTAGATCAAGATTGTAACCAGTTACGCCAGTTCCATCGCAAGGGTCAATTGACCAATCTTCTTGAGGAACCTTAGTATCAACAGTTTTTGTAACAATAATTCCTGATTTCGCGGGGACAAAAGAGTGGATAGTGGTAGTTCCAACGCTTGATAAGTTAACAAATCCACCAGAATCAGGGGCTGCCTTCAGCTTAAAGCTATTATTGTCTATAAGACTTACATAGTAAGTACGTCCATTGATAAGACCACCGATTGGCTCTCCATCGATAGAGTTATAGATAACTGGTAATAGGTTACTAAACCCGTGACCAATAATTGCAAAAACATCTGTCGAAGTATTTACAACTACAGCAGGGTTAAATTCTTTTTCTGTTGCAGAAGATCCTTTATACTCTGGACGAATAGACATACGAGTTTGACTAGAGATTTCTACAATTCTGTAAGACTGGCCTCTCATAACAATAAAGTCACCCACCGCTGTCTGAGCTTGAAAACTTGTGTTTGTACCAAATACAAGCTCGGAGCCTTGCAGTGCAGCAACAGTTCCTGCTAGCTGCTGTGTAGATGAGCGACGAACTGCGTAAATTTTAGCTCCATCGTACTCATAGAACATACCGTTTTGATCATCATACATACCAGAGCGAACCGCTCCATTTGACCAGTTAGTAACATAGAATTGAGGGAAACCATAGGCTCTAGTTTCAACAACAGTTGCGTTTGCTGGAACTCTAAATGTTGTAAGGTCAACAACAGTTACTTGGAAGCTACCATTATAAACATTTGTTGAATTTCCATAGGAATCAGTTGCTTCAGAAACTTTAATAGTGAGCCCAGAAATCAACCCGTGGGGGCGACGTGTTTTTACTTCAACTGTTTGTCCTGCAAACTGAATCATACTTTCAATATCAACCGATGGCTTAAAGTTAATACCAGCAGAAGTTTGAATACCTTTACCTGACTGGTAACGGAAGTACTTACGAGTTTGACGAATAATTTGACCAAGAGATGTACCCGATCCAACTGACATCTCTACGCCACCATCAAATGGACGGTGTAGTGAGTATCCTTCTGGACGAACATATACGAAGGTTGGGTATGAATAAGAGACCGAGTTATATGCAGAAGCATAAGGACGATCCACGGAGATCTGTGTGTCAGAACCAATAGCTGTAATACGACGAATAATTGGACCTACAGGAACTGTCTTAGTTAATGAGAAGTACGCTGTAACACCACCCACTGTTCCTGGTGTAGAGATAGCTACAACGTTTGTATTAGCTATTGCATCACTTGCTGAGGAGTGTAGTGTGATAACACTTGAGCTAACTGCACGAGTAAAGTAGTAGTATCCATCAACAAGAGGTGAGGGAGAAACTCCACCATTTGCGCTAAACAGTACTGTGTCACCTGTGCCAAACTCGTGAGCACTCTTTGTAATTGTATTAGTTACTGTATTAATATCTGTAGAAATAAAGTTAATATTTGTAACTGTATTAGGTGGGAATAGTCGGAAACGATCTCCTACTTTTAGGATCTTAGAGAAAGACGTACCTGTACCGTTTACAAGAACAGAACCAGAGACAATACTTACAGAACCGCTACCAGTAATATTTCCATTAAGCTGCTGTGTCGTGAACTTATGAGCCACGCCAGTTCCAAAGTCTGTAACTGATATAGTTGTACCAGATGCAGCATCGACAGCAGATGAGGCTAGTTTAAAGTAGTCTTTATTAGTTGCAACAACATAGTAATCTGTAAGATCTGTAAGACCTATAATTATAGTTGCAGAGTCTCCTTTATTGTATGTAAGCTTAGTTCCTGTTAAGAATCCATGCGATGTAAGTCTAAAAGAGTTTTGAATTAAATCAAGAGCAGCTCTTGGGTTAAATATTTTTGTAATAATCGGCACTTTACCAGAAGCAGTTACAGTAAATGTAGTTGCAGTTGGTGTAGAGGCAATAGTATAAATACCATCTGGAGTCTTGCTTAGAGATTGCAAAGAGTGGATACCTACAGCAATAGGGGTATCTGTAATATCAATTGCAGTTCCAGCGTCAGCATTTTCTGGAGTAGTTGCAAGCTTTATCTGGTTACCATCAATAAAAATTACATAGTATGGAGTGGCCGTAGTTAACCCGTTGATAACAGTCTGACCCTTTGCATCATAAAGAACAAGCTCTTTCTGTAAAAATCCATGATTAGGTATACTAAATACATTGTTAGCATAATCTAGAGAGATGACTAAGAGTGCCTGAGTACCTGTACCTGGTGTTACAAGGTTTGCAACGCTCGAAAGATTAGCTAAAGTAGAAAGTTGAACTTGGCTGTTATCTACTTTTTTAACAAAGTAGTTTGTATTATTTGTAAGTCCACCGATAGATGTACCTCCACCATTTGAGTACTTAACGCCTTGACCAGAGACAAGTCCGTGGTTAGGAATATACAATGTATCCAAAAGGAAGTTAACTGTAATAAAGATAAAGCTGTGCTCTGTTCCAGTACCTGCAGATGTGAAATCAATAGATTCTGAAGAATCAAGAGCTACTTTAAGTTTAATTTGGTTAGCATTCAATACTTCAGAAACGAAGTAAGTAGTTAGATGCTGAAGTGGGACAATTGAACCAGTATTGTTTCCAGCTGCATTTCCACTACCATTGTTGTATTGAACAGGCTGATCAACTTGAAAACCGTGAGCAGTAATTGACAAGGTATTAGTTGATGTATTGACAACTACGCGAGAAACCTTATCTGATACTCCAACCGCTCTAGCAGATGGAACTGTCAAATTTATAGTTGTAAAAGCACCAAGAGGGCTAGAGCTTAGTCTATATGTAAAATTATCTACTTTATCTATATAGTAGATAGTTGCATTTGCAATTCCTAAAGGAGTAGTAGAAGTAAATGTCGGGACAATTGCCTCACCATTATTTAAATTATGAGCCGTTGCACTGTAAATTAAATCATTTGCTGCGTCATAATTGATTGGAACGAAGGCGTGATATGAGTTTCCTACTGGAGCAACTAAAATTTTATTTGTTCCTGCTTCAGAATCTGCAGCAGTTGGATATACTTCGTTACCGTTTGTAAATGATGAAACCAAAGTTACAGCTACGCTTCCATCTCCAAGATTGTAAGAGTTAAGATTCGTAATTGCAGCTCCTGCAAAAGTAGCTACTGTGTCATATGTTCCATTAGAAGTTCCAACAAGAGTTGCAGTTGTGTTTATAAATGATCCACCACCACCACCAGTAGCTAGTGCTGTAGTTACTCTTGCACCACCACCACCTGAGAAACCACCAGCTCCACCAGACTGACCAACTTGATCTCCATCAGCTGCGCCACCGCCACCAAAACCACCATTACCACCAATACGACCAGACTGAGCTACCGCTGTTAAACCGTCTAGGAAAGATCCTCCACCTTGGTTAAATGGGGAAACAGTACGTCCATTACCGCCTCGACCACTGAAACCACCACCTCCTCCTGAGTTACCACCTGCACCAAATCCACCAAAACCTACAGTACCACCTGCAACAACTCCAGCAGAGTTTGTACCACCTAAACGAGTAGTTACACCATCTCTACCTGCTGTTGTTCCAGCAGCAGCAGAACCACCACCTGCAACAAATAAAGCTTCGCTACCTGTCTTACGAACAACAAAAGTTCCACCACCAGAGCCACCATTTTTAAGAGCAGCTGCACCAGTACCGTTTACACCCATTTGTCCAACAACTATAGTAATAATTTCACCCTTTGTAAGAGTTACTCTTCCAGATACCTTTGCACCTAAACCTGGTTGTCTAAGTAGGGTTACTGTTCCACCTTGTGTAGTAATACCAATATTTGCATTTATACGAGAATATCTAAAAGTAGTTGCCGAAGGGGTATCAAGAATCATATAATTTCCATTATAAGTAGCATTTGCTACACCAGATACAGTTATGGGTTGACCAGCAGTTAACCCGTGAGCAGCAGTAGTAGTTATCGATACAACGTTGCTATTAAGCTGCGTATTTAAAACTGTTGCAGTAACAGCTGGAGGATTATAAGAAGATGCTCCACTAGCTGCAAATGAGTAAACTCCAGATACAGGAACTGTCCAGTCTTGATAACCTACAAAAGCTCCCTCATTTAAATATGTACTCACCCAAGAAGCAGAACCAACATAGTTGTTTCTAAGCTGAGAAATTGTTGGTCCAGTGCGTCCAGTCTGTCCTACCGAGGTAAAAGTCTGTGTTGAAAATGAATACAAAGCCTGTTGACCAGCAAAATCAGAAACCGAAACGTTCTTTAAAAAGTAAGTGTTACCACTTGTAAGACCAGTAAGCGGAGTTCCAGTTGTGTAATACTTTACCGCTTGATTAGATGATGTTGATCCGTCAATATTTACCTTATTGTTGTACACCACAGGGTTATTAAAGTTAATTGATCCAGCTGTATAACTAGTTGAATCTACAGAACTACCGCCAGATGTAGCACTAAACTTAAGTTTTTTAGGCTCTGTAGTTGTAACATAGACAAGTTGCCCATTTGTATATCCGCCAATTGATCCCACTCCAGCAGAGTAAATAAAAGAAGAGCCATTAATTAAAGTAGTAGGGATTACTGAAGGCGCAGCGTTTTTAAAGTAAATAAAATCATCAGCAGTATTAATGTTAGATCTTTTTAAGGAGTGAGTACCTGCAGCACCTGCAGCTGTCATATTAATTGGCATTTATTTTCTCCTTATATCCTTGTAATCACGATACGACCGTCACCTGTGTTGGCTCCAGCTGTATTAGACTGATTTGAACCAGCAGCAAACGATCCGCCGCCACCAGAGTATGTTGAGTATGCCCATGAGCTAGAACCGCCACCAGAGTATCCACCGCCACCGCCTGAACCGCCCCAAGAACCTGCCCCTACACCATAGCTGCCGTGATCGTTGTTGTCTGAACCCCAGCCAGTAAGACCTTTTGCATTGTCATAAACGTTTGAATAAGATGCTGAACCACCACAAATACCAGTTGATCCGCCATACCAGCCACCTCCGCCACCACCGTGACAACCACCTTGGGTAGCAGTGTTGCCGCCTGAAGCACCACTTGTACCAGTTCCGCTATTACCAGAGGTTCCAGTAGGTGCATCAGCTAAATCTGTTCGGCCGTTATTTCCTGAACCACCAGCACCACCTGCAATAATCAATGGAGTTGTTTGTCCTGGTACCCACACAAAGCTTCCACCACCAGCATTACTTCCACCCCAGCCGTTAGACTGAGTTCTTCCTGGATGTCCAACAACCATACGAAGTACGTTACCCTTTACAAGATTAAAATCTCCACGCATTCTTGCACCGTAACCAGCACGCTGTCCAGTGTTTCCACAGCTTGCGCTTCTGGCACCGAAAACTTCAATTCTATATGTTCCATCTTCAGGAATTGTCCAGTCAATACTTCCGTTACCTTGAGGGCTATTTATGTATGTATTTGCCCATGAGGGGCTTCCAGCTCCAGATCTTATCTGGTTAATATTTGGACCGTACGGGCCAGTTTGTCCGCCAGAAGTAAATGTTACAGAGCTAAAGGCATATAAGTTTGGTGCAGGGTTGATTTGGAATGTAACGGTAGAGAATCCTTGTAGACCACCAACATCTGTTGCACGAACAATTACTTGACGACCTGGAGCTGCAATTATTTCTGAAGGACTTCCTGTAATAGAACCATTTGCACTATTAAAGCTAAGACCTGTAGGGAGAGTTCCACTTGAGATTGCCCATGTAAGTGGAGCGACAAGGTTTGTTGTTGTAAATGTAATGGCAGTTATCGCCTGTGTTGCAAAAATATTTTCTCTAGAAACTGTAGATGGATTTACAGAACCAACTGTTGCGTTTACTGTGTAGGTATGTGTCTGGAAAGCTGTAGATCCACCAGCGTCTGTTGCTGTAATCACAACTACTCGTCCAGTAACTACTTCTACTGGAGTACCAGAAACAGAACCAGTTGATGTATTTAAAGTCAAACCAGTAGGTAGAACACCTGCTGTAACTGCAAATGTTATAGGTGCAGTTAGCCCGGTGGGGACGGCAGTAGTAGGGGTTATAGCAGTACCACGATCTACTACTATAGTAATAGTTAGAGGTGCTAAGTCGCCTGTAGTTTGATTTAGAGTAAAGTTGTGAGCGTCATAGATAGTCTGAACAAAATAAAACTCTTTTTCTTGATCAACGCTTACTACTCCAAATCTTCCTCCTACAGGGTACTCGTACTCCAACATATCGTACTGAGTAAAACCGCAATCTTTTACATGGAAGATGTCTTTATCTATTGAAATACCGATTGTTTTAAAAGTCTGAGTTCCACCGCCACCAGAAATAGAGGTGATCACAGCTCCGTTAGGCAAAGGTTTTAAGGTAAAAGTATATAGATTAGTAGTTCCTTGACGGAAAAAGCTGTCAATCCAAAAAGTAGCATTGTTAGTAAAGAGTGATGCAGGACTGCTTGAAGGCGGTTGGTTCGTTGATGAATTAAATTGAACCATCGCGCCTGTATACCACTCTAAAACCGTTGCACTTGATACCGTAACGTTTGAACCGCTGTACCCTGTAACAGTTCCAATTAAACCATCAAGGTTTGAACCATCAAATGTCAGAGCTGTTCCCTTTATTACATCAATACTTGTTTGAGTTAGATCATTAATGTTGTTTCCAGCAAAGGTACGACTCTGATTTGATAATTGAAAAGTTCCTGATATATTTGCTGTTATTGCTATAGCATCTCCGTTTGGAATAGCGCTTACTTGAAATGTAGAAACTCCAGCGCCTAAAGTAGTATTTGTCTTTAAGAAAACAACTCCTCTAGGATTATCTACGAAGTAGCCAGCTCCTCCAGCTACAGAATAGTAAAGGGGGGTTCCTACTACTTTTCCTACAAAATTTTCTATACCGTGAGCTACTGTAATCGTATTATTTACAGTACTAATAGAGGAGATACTACTTGTTGCTCCTCCAACTACTCCAGAGTTAGACCAATCGATGTTAACGGAAGAGAGAGTGTTTGAACCATCAAATGTCTGAGCTGTTGCAGAGTTTGTAGAGTCAAAAGATTTTGCTGTTAGGTTTGTTGCAGGAAAATCTTGAGAAATTGTTGAGTTAAGATTGAGGAAGTAAAAAGGCGTATTTACTTTAAATCCATGAGAACTCTCTGTAGTAACTGTTAAAACAGAAGTGGCTGCATCATTTGTCGTAATTCCAGCGGCATCAGAAATGCGAAGCTGTGATCCTTGAAAAAACTCTCCAGTAATAATAGATGAATACAAGTCTTCGATAGAGGATGTAAACTCTTGATTTGACTTACATAGATAAGTAAAAGTTGTAGTGTTTGGGATAGAGTTAATAATATAAGCACCGTCTGCAGTTACAGATTTTGTTCCAGTAACTGAGATAGGAATTCCAGAAGACAAAAGATGATCAAAGTCAGTTGTTACTGTAATTTCACGGGTACCAGCATTGGTTGTAATAGATTTAATACCTGGAATAGTGGTATCACCGCTTTTTGAGAAGAAAGAAGGGGTATTGTTAATAAGCTCTACTGTTTCCCACTTGGTTGGCTGAAGGCCGTACTCAAAGTCGGTATCAATTAAGTTTTCAGGCTGCGAAATACGGAGTTTTGTTACTGGATCGACAAATTCCTTTGGGAAGGTGATTTCTCCACCTGAGCCTGAACTGCCTGAACTACCGCCTAGAAAACCGGGCATTAGTAGATACCTCTTTCACTACGCAAGGGAGCTGAGTACAGAATAACACTTTCTCTACCGCATGACTTTTTATAATTATACATTAGATACCTAACCACCAAGATGTAGAAATTGCTAAAGTACTTTGCGCTCCTGTTGGACCTGTACTACCTTGTGTGCCACCAGCTGCCTCAATAAAAACTCCATCGAAATAAACATATGTTTTTGCAGTATTTGTATTAAACCATGCATCACCATTGACTGAAGTCTCAATACTTGGCTGTGTAGCACCTACCGTAAATTTTCCAACTGGGCCAGTTGGACCAGTTGGCCCTGGAACTTCAGACTGTGCACCTGTTGGACCAGTAAGTCCAACAAAACCTCTAGGACCTGTAGGTCCCAACGGGCCCGTAACAGATGAGTCAGCACCAGAAGGACCAGTGTATCCACGAATACCTTGAGATCCAGTGATGCCCTGTGCTCCCGTATTTCCCTGCGGGCCAGTCGGACCAGTAGGACCTTGAGGACCTGCAACATCTGAAGTAGGACCTGTTGGCCCAGCAATACCTTGAGTTCCTGTTGGGCCAGTTAAACCTGTTGGACCTGTTATACCTTGAATACCCTGAAGACCTTGTGGTCCAGTTGGAGCCACACGAAGTGCTTCCCAAACTGCCCCGGTCCAAGTCCAAGTTTGGCCGCCAACAGTAAATTGCTCGCCAACAGTTACGGGCGTTGGAAAATCAATGGCTACCATCTTGGTTTGTCCTCTCTAGTCTAAACGCTATTTTACTCGACAACGGGTTCTTCTACCCCGCCGTTAAGCTTGTTTGTATAGGCTGATGCCCAGTTTATTGCTGCTGTTAAAGACTCCCACGGGCCGCTTTCGTCAATGACGTTAACACCTTGAAGGATCTGAACCAGCAACTGATCTTCAATAATTACATATGAAAACATTGTATCTCTCCTTCACTAGATTGAATATGATATTTTTCCAGCGGCACCCACAGCGAGCGCTGTGTCGTTATCCATAAATACTCCATTAATATTACTTGTTCCAAAAGCGCTTACCCTTTGAATCCAAGAGCTCCCATCAAATGAAGTAGCTAACTTACCAGTTGCTCCACCAGCCAAATATGTACCGTCTTGAGATACAGATATAGATCTAATACTTGAAGCTCCAAAACTACTTGTTGGAAATACTTGAGTCCAAGATGTGCCATTTGTAGAGAAAGCAACCTTTCCCGCTTCTCCTACAGCTATAAACCTATTTCCAGCGGTGGCTGTTACAGCATTTATAATACTTGTACCAAACGAAGAGGTTCTTTGTGTCCAAGAGACTCCATTAGTTGAAGTTGCAAGCTTTCCATCATATCCTACGGCTACAATAATACTATTATTTGACCACAAGCCATTTATAAATGTTGTACTAAAAGAAGATGTCCGTTGAGTCCAAGCAATTCCATCAATAGATGTAGCAAGCTTTCCTGAAGCACCAACTGCAATCCACAAAGATGCCCCAGTTGAGTATGTAACTGATAAAATAGCGCTAGCTCCAAAGGAAGAAGCTTGCTGAGTCCAAGTAATTCCATCTATAGAAGTAGCTAATTTTCCAGATGCACCTGCAGCAACATACATATTATTCCCATAATAAACACAGAAAACACTACTATCCCCAAAACCACCATCTCGCTGAACCCATATCTGTGTATCAGGGGAGGTTGCAATTTTTCCTAGATTACCTACAGCTACATATCCTTTTGTTGTTGTATAGTTAATTGCATTAATATTTGTATCACTAAAAGAAGTTGATGCAACTAATTGCCAGCTTACTGGAGTAAAAGGAAACGCTAGCGTTGCATGCATCGGATGAACAGATATAAGCATATTAAACCGTTAAGTTTCCGCTAAGTAACCAAGAGTTAGCTGACAATTTAATTAGAGAACCTACTGCATATCTAGCTTTAGTTGTAAGACGAGCACCTTCTGTCAAGATAGTTACTCCCCCTTGAGCAAGTACTGTTACTTGACCTACTCCCAACTGTGTAAATACAATCTGAGTTCCTGTTGGGAAAGTCAAACCTGAATAACCGTCTACTGGAATTGTTATAGTAGTTGCAGAAGAACTATTCATTTTTACAATAGTTGCTTGATCTCCACTTGTTAAAATCATAGAAGTTAGATATTGAGAACCCGTTAAAGCAAAGTTAGCAGGACCTGTTGGACCAGTTACTGATGTTCCAGTGGGACCTGTTGATCCAGTTGGTCCAGTAAAACTAGCACCAGTTGCACCTGTAGGTCCAGTGACAGTTGACGCAGGACCTGTAGGACCTGTGACGCTTGGACCAGTTGCACCCGTTGGGCCAACAATAGGTCCAGCATTTACCCATGCAGAACCGCTCCACACATAAAGATTTCCGTTTGCAGTAACTATGTAGGCATCATTTACAGTATTACCTACTGATGGAAGATTTACTACAGCAGCAACTTGTCCTTTAACAGTGATGGAAGTTCCCTGTGCACCAGTTGCACCAGTAGGTCCTACTTCACCAGCTCCAAGGACTAAGTTCCAAGAAGCGTATGTATTACCATTTCCATTAATTTTATCTACTAATATTGTGATAGAAAGAGATGCAATTACAGTAATAATGCCTTCCATAAAATTACTTGGAACTGCAGTACTTGCTAGTCTTGCTCTTGTTCCAACAACAAATGCATCTACTTTATTTACAACAAAGTTTTTTGTAACTCCACCCTCAATAGTTAGATTACTTGCGCTAGTTACACCAAGATAGCTAGGCCCTGTTGGTCCTGTTGGTCCAGTTACGCTAGGTCCAGTATTTCCTGTAGGGCCAGTTGGACCTACTACGTTAGACGCTGCACCAGTTGCACCTGTTGCGCCAGTAGCGCCAGTAGCACCAGGAATAGTTGAAGCTGAACCTGTTGGTCCAGTGGAACCTGTTGCACCACGAAGTCCTGTATCTCCCGTTGGCCCTGATGAACCTGAAGGTCCAGTAGATCCAGTCGGACCTGTAGGTCCACCAGATGGTCCAGTTGCACCTGTAGGTCCAGTTGGACCAGTAACGCTTGGACCTGTTGAACCTGTTACACCAATAGATCCTGTAGCACCAACAAATCCTCTTACTCCTGTTGGACCTGTTGAACCTGTAGATCCAGTTGGACCCGTAGCACCCGTTGCACCCGTTGCACCTGTCGGACCAGTTGCACCAATAGATCCTGTAGCACCTACTACGCCTCTGGGTCCTTCTATTCCTTGAACACCTTGTGCACCAGTGGGTCCCTGCGCTCCTGTTGGACCAGTAACATATAAACCTTGTGCTCCTGTTGGACCTGTATTTCCTTGCGCTCCTGTTGCACCTGTAGCTCCAACACTTCCAGTTGGTCCAGTAACAGTGCTTGGTGCACCTGTAGGACCCGTTGGGCCAGTTGAACCTTGAGAACCAACACTAGAAGAAGCTGACTCTACCCAGTAGCCATCGTAATAAACATAGATTTTTCCAGTTGCAGAGTTAAACCATGAGTCACCTAAATCTGCAGATCCTGGAGGTGTATCAGCAACAGTTGCAAAAACTCCTGTTGGACCAGTGGGACCAGTTACAGTCGATGCCGATCCCTGTGCACCAGTTGGTCCAGTTGCACCAACTACTGTAGAAACTACAAGGTTCCATGTAGTTCCATTCCATTGCCAAGTTTGTACACCTGATGTAAATAAATGTCCTGGACCTGTAGGTGAGTTAGGAAAATCAATGGCTGCCATTTTTTATATCTCCTATCACACTATAGATTCGTATGTAAATTGAATAAGAATTTTATCATTTCCACTGAACAAAAATGGAGTGCTTTCTGTGACTGCCACACCTTCATCAAACTGAGAAACCTGAGAGTGCATATAAAGTTCTATAACGTTATTAGCATTGTTATTAAAAATTGCTGTTCCAAAGTATGTAATACCTGGACCTTCATCACGCATGACAACTTGACCTACTGGTTGATAATTTTCAATAACACCAGCTACAGGAATACTTACTTTGTATGTTCCTAACCCACGAGTGAAACCTACAGTGCCAGCAATAATACGAATTTCACCAAAAACTGTTGCTCCTGTAAGCATATATCTACCAGTAATACTTCCATTACCGATTACAGGGTTAGTTGTAGATCCAGTTAAAATTGGTGCATATGAACTCCAAGCATTAACTGCAAAAGTTCCTGTTGGTCCTGTTGCACCAGTTGGACCCGCAACTGTAGAAGCCGCACCAGTTGGACCAGTAACTCCTGGTCCTGTTGGCCCTGTAGGACCTGTTGCTCCAATAGCAGTTGAATCTAAACCTGCTGGTCCTTGCGGTCCCGTTGGTCCCACTGCGCTAGTACGAACTAAACGCCAGGCAGTTCCGTTCCATTGATATGTCTGTGTTCCATATATGTATTGCTGTCCCACCGTTGGGGATCCTGGAAAATCAATTGGCACGTTATCTACCTCCTTCTTCTTCTCTAGTTCTCATTAGCTGGCCGAAATAAAGGCGCCATTTAAATAAAGGGAGCCTCCCGTTGTTAAAGTAATCGGTGCTGTTGCTGCCATAGCAGTTCTCAAGCCATTAGCTCCTAAATACCATAGGTTCATAATAGCCGATCCTGCAGGTGCTACGCCTACTATGTGATAAGAAGTTCCTGCTACTGTAACTGTTCCTGGAATAATAACTTCTCTTCCGTCTAGAGGAACTACAGGTAAGCTGATTGTATATTGGCTAGAACCAAAACCAGTAACGTTTGTCATATTGACATATAAATTAACAACAACTTCTTGACCATACTTAACATATGTTCCTGAAGCTGGAGCTCCAACAAATGTTAAACCTGTTCCTGCCCATACGGGTGTGTAGTTAAGAACTGCTGGTGTTCCCGATGGACCTGTAACACCTGTAGGTCCTGTGGGTCCAATTTTATCAACAATATTAATATTTCCACCGATAGCGAGGTCAGTAACATCTTGATAAATAATTGAGCTCGGTGCAGTAAACGGTACATCATATACAATAATTTTATCTGTACTAGATAAGTTACGACCAGCTGTAGTTGAGTTGTTTGTTGTTCCTGGAACTGCTGTTGTACTTCCAGAAGTTAAACGAAGAGCAAGAGAGTTTGTAACAAGAACATTGGTTACATCAAAATACATTCTTTCACCACGGACTGCAGTTAAATCTGGGTTATCTCCAACAAGACCAGCAACAGTGAACGCTCCAGAATCGCCAGTCGATGTGATTACATATACAACACCACCACGAGGGCCTGTAACACCTTGTGCGCCAGTAGGACCTGTTACAGTTGAAGGTGCACCTGTCGCACCAGTTCCACCTGTAGCTCCAGTAGCACCAGTAACACTTGGACCAGTAGGACCAACAATTTGTCCTGCAGTGGACCAAGAAGACCCACCCCATGTGTAGAGATCGCCATCTGAATCAACAACACGAGCATCATTAACAGCATTTCCAAGTGTTGGAAGTAGTCCTGGACTTGCAACACTTGACTTAAGTTGAATGTTGATACCTTGTGGGCCAGTTTGACCTGTAGGTCCAGTTAAACCTTGCGACCCAGTTGGGCCTGTTACAGTTGAAGGTGCACCTGTAGGACCTGTAGGTCCAATTAATGCACCAGCTTCAATCCATCCACTAGTTGCTGTATAAATATAAATTGTGTTTTCTGCATAAATAACCCAGAAATCACCAACAGTTCCTGGAGATGCTCCAGCCCCAGCAGCAAATGCTGCATAGTTATTGTAGAAACCTTTAGCTTGTGACCCTAAACCTTGTGCACCTGTTGGTCCTGTAACAGTTGGTCCAGTCATACCTGTCGGTCCTGTAGATCCAGTAGCTCCTGTAGGCCCAGTAACACTTGCACCTGTAGGACCAGTAACACCTATTGTTCCTTGTGAACCCGTTGGGCCTGTTGCTCCACCAAACTCAGAAGTTCCAACTTCAACCCAGTATGAGTCGTAGTAAACATATACTGCGCCATTTTCTGTATTAAACCAAACTTGACCTGCAACTGGGGATGAAGGTGGTGTCCCTGAGTTAGGTATAAACTGCCCTGCAGCACCTGTTGGTCCTGTTACTGTACTTGCTGCGCCAGATACACCTGTTGGTCCTGTCGCACCAGTTGGTCCTGCAACTGTACTTGCCGCACCAGACACACCAGTTGGTCCACTTACACCAGTTGCACCAGTTGCACCTGTTGCTCCAGTTGCACCTGTTGCACCAGCACCTGTTGCTCCAGTTGCACCTGTCGCACCAGTTCCACCTGTAATACCTCTATAGCCCGTTGCACCCGTTGCACCTGTTGGGCCTGTTACTGTGCTAGCAGCACCAGTCGGGCCAGTAATACCTTGTGCGCCAGTAGGACCTACAGGAGCTGCGCCTGTTTCAACCCAGTATGAGTCATAATAAACATAAGTTTTTCCATTTGAAGCATTAAACCAAGCATCACCTGCAATTGGACTTGCAGGTGGTGTGTCAGCAACAATTGCAAAATTACCAAGCGCACCTGTTGGTCCACTAACACCTGTAGGTCCTGTAGGGCCTGTTGCACCCGTAACACTTGCTCCTGTAGGGCCTTGAATGTTTCCAACGTTTACCCATGTACCTGTTGACGCTGACCAAACATAAAGATTTCCAGCTACTAAATAACCATCGCCAGGATTTCCTGTTGGATATGCTGCTTGTAGTTGCCCTAAAGTTCCAAAAGAACCAAGAATTGTTACGCCAGTACCTTGTGTACCAGTTGCACCAGTAGCACCCGTTGGTCCAGTAACAGTGCTTGGTGCTCCTGTCGCACCAGTAACACCAGTAGCTCCTGTTGCACCTGTTGCTCCTGTTGCACCTGTATCACCAGTTAAACCAGTTGTACCTGTTGGGCCAGTAACACCAGTAGCTCCTGTTGCACCTGTTGCTCCTGTTGCACCTGT